TTAAATTCAGTTTTTGGCTACTGCCTGAAGGGTTCTGAGATATGCAGCCATCGTGCCTGAGACTTGCTCAGGTGATTGATCTACACCCTCGGAAAGAGTTTCAGTGTGTGCCTTTGGAGACTTACCTGCTGGGAAATATGATTCTCTCAGCATCTCCAGTTTTTCACGATATTCTTCCTCACTTTCAAACTCAACACTTTCGGAAAGTGAAGCGAGCTTCTCTTTCTGAGTAGCAGCAAGGCCCTCAGAAACTTGATCTAAGATCCCATCGGCAACCGACTCTGCGAGACGCTTGTTAAGGGAAATATTTTTCTCAATTTGCTCGTTGAGTTTTGTCTCCATTTCATCAAGTTTGTCTACCATGCTCTCGATAACATCATACTTATCTTCAGGAATTGTTACATAATGTTCTTCAAAAAGTCCCTTCATACCTGAAAGGAATGATTCAGTAAGTTCGGTCTTAAGACCATGTTCGATAGCGAGTTCATTTTCGGTGAACCACTCTTCGGAAACATATTCAAGATAAGAATCAACACGCTTAGCGAGTGCTTCTTTGATTTCTTGAATTTCTTCCATCATTTGCTGCTCATACTCAGCAGTAACTGCTTCTCTGATTTGAACCACTTTGGACTTCAGAGCAGCCTCAAAGATGACTTTTGCTTTTTCTTTAAATGACTCAGAAAGTTCTTCGCCACCAAGAAGAGCATTAACGTCATCTTCAATTTGGAAGGACTCTTCCATTTCTTCCTCTTCAGTTTCTTCTACTTCTACTTCCTCTTCATCATCTTCTTCAGTCAGAATTTCTTCATCTTCGAGTTCTTCTTCTTCCTTCACTGCATCAGCAGCAGCTGCACCTTTGTTCACAACATCCTTAACTTGCTTAAGAGTTGCACCTGGAGTCTTCAACTTTGCCGAGTCATCATCTGGTTTATAGTTTTCTGGTGTAGGACCGCCGAGGTCTTCATAAGATCCAGCGACTGAAGTATCCATTGAATCTGCTGGTTTTGCACTAGCGTTTACAGCAGTCTTGGATTGCTTTGTGCCTGCTTCCATTTCTTGTAATTGTTTGCCACGAGACATTTGAACTCTCCGTTTAACCTTTGTTATAAACTATATTTATTTATTAAATTAAAGATTTGAAAGAAAATCATTAAAAAGATTTAATTTCTGCTCATCAAGTTTCTTTTGATCTACAAGAGTATTGATTCTCCTATAAGTCTTAGCAGCATACTTTTCACGAAGAATACCACCATCCCATACCCATTCTTTACCTTCCATGATTCCTGATACAAATGCATCAGGAGCTGAAGGATCAGCAACAATATCAGCAGCAGTTGCGAGCATAAAATCTTCGCCAACTATATTGTATCCTTCTCTATTAAGTTTTAACGATCCAACACCACGAGAAGAAACACCAAGTTTAACTCCTTCACTAATCAGAGATTCTGCAATCTTACCCATTGGGGTATTGAGAATCTTTGCCTTACCGATGAAGTTAGAACCACTTTCTCTTAAAGAAGTGATCTTGTGAGAAACACGATCCAAATTTACAGTTGGGCCATCTGGATGACCAAGTTCTCCAAGGGCTCTTCCTTGCTGAATGTGATTCTCATTATAGCGAGAAACTTCACGACGAAGAGTTTCCATAGGATACATACGACCATTACGGTTTTTAATGTCTCCTTGGAGAAAAACTCCCTCAATATAAAGTGACTTTTTACCGTTGCGTTCTTCAACGACAAATTCGACCGATTCGATTTCTTCCCTAATGAGTTTCATCATGCCTGTCCTGAGATTTGAACTTGTTGTGTGTAAAGAACTCCACTACCAGTATCGGTGATAGCTGCAACTTTAATTGAGTTTCTTAAATTAGTATCTGGATCTGAAAATGCAGTTACAATTCCTGCGGTATTCGTAGCAATTCCAATTCTTGTTGAAAAATATCCTTCATAGTTTGAAGTATTAAAGACTTCAACAACTGGAGCATGGGTAAAATTATAATAAGTTTGATTTGATGCAGTCAAACTTACATAGTCTCCAACACCAAAAGGTGAAGTTTGACCTTCTGGAAAATTGATATAAGTTGTTGTAGCTCCAGTAGTAACTCCAACAACTCTTGCTGAACCGTTATCGATTGCGAGAGTTGCAGCAGTTCCAGAAGGAACACAATAATCACTTAAGGTAGCCGTTGGTTCCGTTCCAATTGCTACAAAAGCATTAGCTCCAGTTGCAACAACACGAAGAGTGTTGCTTCTCCCAGAAAATGCAGATGATTTTGCTGTTGTGGATGTAATGGCAAAAGAAACGCCAGATCCAACTGGTCTATGAGTCATTATTCTTATAATACTTTTAATAGTTATTTATGAATTCACCAAGTTAAATCACAAAAACCAGATGAATTGTTGGATGAATTTCATTCATCTTCTTCGACTTCTTCGTAGTTTGAATCAAACATTGAATTTGCTACGGATGGTCTGAATGAATCAATCTTTTCAGCAGCCTTTGCAAATAGTAAATCTTTAATTTTATCACTGATTTGAGATGGACTCTCATCGGTAACAATCATATCCATTAATTCGTCCATAACGTTTAGAATAAGTATCGTTGTTATTTATTAAATTTCGCCACCTTTGGGCATTTCGATTTGTTTTCCACTTGCCTCAGTGGCAGCTCCTTGAGCATCAAGATTTGGTTCCATAACAGGAGCACCCAAATCTGGGCCCACACCACCAGGCATTGGTTGTCCTGTCATTGGATCAATTGGCATCATAGATGGATCTGGAATGATACCATCAGCAATTTCTTTTTCAATCAATTCATCTTGCTCAAGAATTTCAACATCAGTTTGGCGAAGAATTCTTCTACGAATATAATCTTGTGAGAAATATTTGCCAACATAAGGTTCTGCAACTTGAAGGAGATTCAATCTTTCACTCAAAAGTTCTGCTTCTTTCAGTTCTGCAAAGTGATTATCATAGAGGAAGTCATATTGAATATGCTCATTCATAACATCCCAATCTTCTGGAGTGATAATGTTCTTAAGAATAAGTTGAGTTCTTAAAATATCGCTGAATAATCTTGAAAATCTCTTTCTCAAACGACCTACAAATTTGCTGAATTTAACTTCATCACGAAGAATTTCTGAAGAACGACCAAGATTAAATCCACCTTCTCCGCCAATTCTGGATGCAGGAACATTCAGTGATTTGAAAAGTTTTTCTTGGAAATATTTAATATCAGTAATTTCACCAAGGTTTTGACCACCAGGAAGTGTAGTGATTTCGGTTCCACGACCACCTTCGCGTCTTGGAAGCCAGAAATCTTCAAGCATACTCATGTACTTTTTATCGTCACGAATTTCGCCTGTGTTTGCATCATACACAAGTTTGTTACGATAACGCATCATCACATCACGCAGATATTGTTCCGCTTTTACTTTTGGAAGATTGCCTACATCGATATAGAAAATTCTTCTTTCTGGCGCTCGTGACAAGCGATAGATAACCAACGAATCCTCAATCATACGAAGTTGATTGAGAGCCTTGATTGCCTTATGAAGATATGAGAGATTGCAACCTTTATTTCTATCTACAAGACCAGAAGTACAATAAGCAATTGCATCTCTTGCAATTTTAATTCCCTTACTGTCTCCCAAACTTGATGGATTGGAAGTTGGATAAGTTGCTTGAGGAGTGTAAAGAAAATACTCTTGAATTTCAGGAAACTCATATTGCATCGGATCGTCTTGATTAATATTTGACAATCTGATGCGGTTATCGTCACCATCCTTTTTCTTTGTTTGTCTAATATAACGAATTTTCATTGCATCAATATATCTCAGTTCCTGAATACCTTCTTCAGGTTTTTTGAGATCGATGACTTTATGATAACAAATTCTACCATCTATATACCAGTTACGATAGATTTCATGACACTTTTTATCAAAATCTAAAAGTTCGAGAATATGTTTAAATTCTTCACGAATTTTTTTCTTAATGCCATCACTTGCATTAAGATTTGATAGTTCAATCTCAACAGGAGTATCATTTGTATCTGATACAATTGCTTCATTTACAATATCTTCAATAGCACTATCACACTCTGGGTGAAGAGACATTTCACGATATCTTTTAATGAGATCAAATTCTGTTCTATAGATTCCTTCAATATCTACATAAGAACCAAAAAATCCACTGGTTAAATAGTGTTCAACCCCGTCCTCATTATTAGGAGGAACGGGGGAAACTACTGAGGGTGAAATTGGTTCGTTATCTTCAATAGAGAAACCAAAAAGTTTTGCCATTATTAAAGTTAAAAGTTTCTACTATTTATTAAGCGCCTGCTTTCTCTGGATAGTAGTATTGGACTTGGAAATCGACTGTAAATTCTTCAATAGAATCAGCGGTATCATAAGATAATGCAATATCAGAAACCGTGGTTGGGAAAATATCAACAAACCTATATTGCGCTAAAATTTTAGCATTATCAGAAGTTGTTGCAGCTCCTTGTACTTTAGAACCACTTCTTCCTAATTGATAGACTGTGGCATTGCCCATATAATCAGATGGATTTGTTTTGCCAGAATGATCTGCATATTGAGCAATGTTTTGCATCCAAGCTTCAAATGCTCTTCTGTGACTGAAGTTTTCGTCGTTGATAACAGTTACAGCCCAAGTATCAAAAGTTCTGTCGCCAGCAACTTTTAAAACACGACCTCTAAATGGAATTTCAATTGGCGCAATATTAGATGCTGGGAGAGCAGCTGATTTACACAGAAATCTGAAGTTATCAGAGTTAAATGCTGTTGTTCCTTCACCTTGAAGGTTTAATGTAATTGCTGTTGGAAATGTAACATCGACTTCAAATAGGTTGGAACGAGCACCGCCACCAATCAGTTTTGATTTAAACTCGGAGATGCTTCTTGTTGGAATTGTTGCCATTTTTAGGGTCCTCCTTAGTAATTAATTATGAAATTAAACGGTTCCAGCAACTTCTTCAAACGAGATTCCAGTTCTCGTTGCAACAAAGGTGAGAGTTACGTAATTGATTGACTTGGCTGGTTTGATGAAGATGTCAGCTCTGAATTCATTATTATCAATTACATCAGGAGTGTTATTGGTTTCATCACAAACTACCAGGAAGTCATAGAGACCTCTCTTTGCTTGAACATCGCGAAGATATGGTTCAACAATATTTACAAAGTTTGCTCTTGTAATAACATCATTCAGTTCAAACAGTTGTGCATTTGCAGTTCTTTGAAGTGCTTGTTCGATTGTGAGGAACAAGCGGCGAACATTAATGCGGTCAAATGCAGATGCAAAAGAAAGACCTGTTTTATCTCCAAAAAGAAGAATGCCTGTTCCGGGTTGATTTAATATTGAGTTAACACGAACTTCATACAGTTTATCTCTTTGTGCTTTAGATGGGTTGTATGCAAGTTTGATTGCATTATTTAGAATACCTCTTATTTGACCTGCAGGAGAGAACCAAGGGAACGCGACAACATTTGTTCTTACCATCAATCCAGCAACATCACCATTACATGGAATATAACGAAATGTCTTGTTAAATCTGTCATAAGTGTACTTATATCCACTATCAAACACTGCATAAGATGATGACGAAATTGGTGAGAAGAACTCTACAATATTTGATGTTTGAGTTGTTGTATTTGTGATGTTTACAACATCATCTCTATGTGGAGAAATGACGGCAATGCAATCTTTTCTCAATTCTGCAAGAGAAATTAGATAATTTGCTTTTGCTTGCGATTCAAATTTATCACTAAGACCAGGGCCCATGATTAAATAATCGACGGCAATTTCATCTAAATTAGAGAACAATTGATAAGAATATATAAGATCTCCAAGAGTGGCAGTCATTCCACCACCAGCACTATAATTAACACCACTAGTTAAGGTATAAGTAACTTTACCAATCGCATTAAAAGTTACTCCTTGAGTTGCAACGTTCCATTGGCCGCCACTTTCAGTAATTTTGGTATAACCAGATGAGAATCCAGTTGCTAATGCAGATGTTCCATTGTAAGAATCTTCCCCAACCGATGGGTTATCTCCAGCATAAATGTATGTGGAATTTAGTGCCAGATAATCTTTCCAAAAAATTGGACTTGGAGAATTAACTGCAGAAATTGCGTCACTTGCTTTTGAAAGTCCTACATGCTTCTCAAGGATATTTCCTTGAATACCAGTTACACTTCCAAAATCATCTACGATTGCAATATGAACTTCATCATTCTTCGATGCTCTTTGCAATGCGTAAGAAGTAGATCTTGGTTTTGGTGCGAGTGACTTCCAGTAAATTGTCGAATTTGATAAACCAAGAGTTTGTTGATCATACCAATCAACAACTGTTCCCGCAGTTGCTGTGCTTCCAGTATTGATCCCTGAGTTATTAACAAATTGCAGAGTGTCTGCAACTGAGAAAGATGATGCCAGATCATTTTCCTTATATTCAATAACAGATTCTGTACCGGCAGATGAAACTCTTGATACGATTTTTACATCAATTGTGCTATTTCCATTTGTAGCGTTTGTGCTAACGCCAGTAATAATCCCCTTTAAAAATCCACTAAACGATGATGTTTCTCCATTTCCAGGAATTGTGATTGCAGTTAATGCATGAGTTACGCCATGACCAACAACAGCGCCCATAGCTGATGGGTTAGTTGTGGCAATTCCGATTATTTGATCAGCCTTATTATCAATAATACAAACTTTGAGATTGTTTGCCCAAGTTCCCGGAGTCTTTGCTGCAAAAACCCAATTTTGAGAATCGCTAAAATAGTTCAGCGAATAGTCTTCGTAGTTTTTAATTTTTAAATTCGTGGTTGCTGCAAAACCAACAGCTGCGTTTGCGTTCTTTAAACTAGAACCATCGGTTCTTACGACTTTAAGTATGCCACCATATGACAAAAATGATGATGCTGACATCCAATATTCATATTGACTATCTGTTGAGATTGGATTACCAAACGTATTGATTAATTCGTTCTCTGTGGTAATGTCAATTGCCTGATCTATCGGTCCAATTGCAAAGGGGCCTGCAATTGCTCCAATATTATCAAGAACATTATCAGCTCTCCCTATAGTTAAATCAACTTCCCTGACGAGTACGCCTGGAGATAATTGAGGAGTCGCCATGTTTTTCTCCGTGAAGTCTCAGTTTATCTAAAAAATATTTATTAAAAAGTTACTTTTGAGTGGGGAAACAATGCATGAACATTCTACCAGTCAGGATATTCCCATTTATTGAAAATCATAGATTGCATTCTGCTTACAATTACTCTTTTTATAGTGCATTCTTTACACTCATAAGAATATGATGATACCCCTGAACCTTTTCTGATTCTATAAAAATCTTCAATAAGATTTTTTTGTTTTCCACAAGATCTGCACTTTCGTTCTGTAAAGAACAAATGTCCAAATTTAAGTTGGTCATCTATATTCATTACATGTACTCCCACATATAAGCTCTGTCTCCATATTCATCTACATGCCAACGATCTCCGTCTACATCCACAAAACTTGATTCTTCAGTACCATCAATAATAAATCCAAAAGGTGCCATGTCTTGTTCAATTTGATTTCTTTGCTCTTCATATAAACGTTTTCTAACATCCTGATCCGTCAGTTCTTTAAAGTAATCTTGTGCAACTAACCATGCATAAATGACCAAACACATAGCTAAGTCATCATTACATCCTTCTTCAGCTTCAAATGAATTATTTTTTTGAATGAAGGTTGTCAATTCACTCATAATTTCATAATCGCTGAAGACAAGTTTATTTTCTTCAACCATTGTTTTAAGATTGAGGCATCCAACTTTTTTTACTGCCTTGGACATCTTTACACCAAGTTGCGTTTTCTTTCCAGAAAATCCTTGACCTACAATTTGTCCAGCACGACCACGCATTGAACACATCAACAGATTATTATATTCAAGATCATAATGAATAATTGATGCTACTTGATCTCCAACATCATTAACTTCACAGAGAATAAATGCTTCATTATAATTTTTTGCGACATCAACAATGATGCTTGGAAAAAGCATAGGTTTGATTTCATTGTTTCTATACTTTGCAACAACGGTATGAGGAAACTGAGTAATATCAACAACAGTAAATGCCGAATAGTCGTTTCCTACACCTCTGGCTACGTCTACAGTGATAAGATAGTCGTGTTCTTCAATAGGATCCACATAAACATCTAAACCTCCGCTACGGGTCTTAGGGTGGTCATAGACGAGTGCTCTAAGTTTGCTTGCTGCAATCAAAGTATCAACAGATCCTAGGAACTCACATTCAAACTCAACCTTAAATTGTTGATCCGATGTGTTTGCAATTGTTTGTTTCTTCCAGTTCTCATCTCTTCCAGGAACTTCTGACCAATGAACATCCGTAAAAACATACTCATTTTTGCCACGCTCAGCATCGTGCCACATACGGTAGAAGTGATTCATACCGTGAGGAGTGGAAACGATAATTACCTTTGTTGATTTACCTGAAGTAATTGTAGGATAAACTGACGCAAAGAATGAATCTGCAATGTGATTTGGAACGAACGCAAATTCGTCCAAGAATATGATGTTGAATGACATTCCTCGAACAGCTGATGCAGAAGTAGAAGCAGCCAAGATTTTACTCCCATTTTCAAGTTCAAGAGAACCCTTGTTCCATGCAATGATACCCTGTTGCATCCACTTTGGCAAATTCTCATATGCAGTTTGCAATCTATCTAAAAGTTCTCTTGCAGTTGCTGCTTTGTTTGCAAGAATACCAATGTTTACATTATCATTAAACACTGCATAATGCAATAAAAAAGCTACCACAGTTGTAGACTTACCAGTCTGTCGTGGCATCTTACAGATATTAAATCTATGACTGTGGAAATTATTAACTAACTTTTCTTGGAAAGGATACATTGCAAATGGTTGCAATCCCTTATCGAGAGTCACAATCTTTACATAGTTTTTTGCAAAATAAACTGGATCTTTTTTACACTTTACAAATTCAATGATTTGTTCTTGTGTAAATTCAATTGCAGTATTTGCTTTCTTAAGAAGCGGATTACCAAGATAGACATCACTCACAATAAATTACCTTAAGTTCAGCAGTTCCAAGCTCTAAGGGATTTATTAATTCTGCTATTTGGATCATTAGCAGTTTTTGATGAAGTAAGTTTCTTTTTCATTCCGGACATCCGGGCACAAAATGATGCTCTACGTGGATTACCAACTTTCTTCGAAGGTGCTTTGAGGTCACTACCAGGATTCTCACGTTCATAAGACTTACGTCCCTTTTCGTTTAGTCCTCCTGCTTTATTTTTTCCTTCTTTACGTTGCCATGATGCAACTTCATCCAGTTCAACTTCTTCACCATATGTTTTTACATATGCTCTACTTGGCCCAATAGATCCAGCACTTCCACCTTGAGGAAAACCAGATTGAATAAATGGTTCACCAGGATTAAAATCTGAGACATGATAAGAAAGCACTGCTGCTCCAGGATATACCTTTTGAATCTGATCGATTATTTCTCTACGACTTGGCATCTTTACTTGTGGGAAGAACATTTTAGTCATATAAGACTTTCCGCGCCAGGAAAGAACGATTGAAATTAAATTTCCTGTAGTTGCTTGGAGACGAACTGCCTCTTCAATTTCTTTGAGTTGTTTGCTATTATATTCCTCTGGTTCTGGAGTCTCACACTTGTAAGTTTTTTCACTGCATTTTTGATATTTTGTTTCTTCATTTGCGGGAACACAGTTTGGGACAATTTTTTTACCCTTTTTTTTCATTCCAACTTGCTTATAACCACTCCAACAAGCCTCATCCATATCCTTTAAAATTTCTGCTACAATACCAGAATATTCTTCAGACTTATTTCCCCAATTTGCAGCACCTTTTTTGCGACATTTGACAAGTGCTCCAGATGCATAAGCACTTGGCCAAACACTATATCTAGCCTTTACCTTATGATAGCAGGCGTCTTTTGTGCCGCTACCTTTTCCCTTTACATCAGATTCTTCGTTCATTTTTTTCTCTTTTCCTTGACAGTGTGCTTTTTGTGAA